AAGACGTATTCCTAGTTCAACAGGTGGTGGTACTAACGTAATTGATGCAAGTTTCAATCCACTTTCAATCAATGAGGATTACTTCTTCCCTCAAACAGCAGAAGGTAGAGGTTCTAAAGTAGAAACATTACCAGGTGGTACTAACCTAGGTGAAATTGATGACTTAAAATTCTTTACAAACAAACTGTTTAGAGGTTTAAGAATACCAAGTTCTTATTTGCCTACGGGTGCAGACGACAGTGCTTCACAGTACAATGATGGTAGAGTAGGTACAGCATACATTCAAGAACTAAGATTTAACAAATACTGCGAAAGATTACAAAATTTAATGACCCATGTGTTTGATAAAGAGTTTAAACTTTATCTAAATGCAAAAGGTGTTAATATTGACAATGATTTATTTGATCTTGCATTCCAAGTTCCACAAAACTTTGCTTCTTATAGACAAAGTGAAATGGATAATGCAAGAGTAAACACATTTGCTTCACTGCAAGAGATACCGTATATGAGTAAACGTTTTGCACTAAAACGTTTCTTAGGTTTAAGTGCAGAAGAAATGGCAGAGAACGAAACTATGTGGCGTGAAGAAAACGCAGATAATATTACACCTAATCAAGGTGCTGGCGTACAGATGAGAGGCGCTGGCGTAACTCCAGGCGGAATACAAGGTGACCTTGATACATTAGGTGATGCATCACCAGATGCTGACTCTCCTGATCCTGCACCAGATGTAACTGATCCAGGCACAGCGACTGATACTCCAGCACCAGGCGGTGCTGAACCGACTCCGGGAGCATAAATACGATTATGTTGTTAAAAGAATTCTTTTATTTTGACCAAGATGGAAACAAATTCAGTCATGATCACAGATATGATGCTGATAGAGATATCAGTGTGATTAGAAAAGATGACACTCGCAAGACTAGACTTACACTAGAACAAATTAACACTATTAGAAAAACTGCTGAGGCAAGAGAACTTGAGCAAACTAAAGAGTTAGATTTTGTAAAACAGATGTATGGTCAACCACCTGCGGACCAGGCCGCGGCACTTTAATTTTAAATTTCCGTAAATATCATTATGCATAGAGTGGCATACGTCATAGGTAACGGTACTTCACGAAAAAACTTTGATCTAAACAAATTAATAGATCGAGGCACTATCTACGCCTGTAATGCCATTTATAGAGACTTTATTCCCAACAAACTTATTGCAGTTGATCCTAAGATGATTCATGAAATAGTGAATTACCGCATACAATTCGAAACAGAAGTGTGGACCAACTATAATAAAGCATACGAAAAGTATGTAGGATTACATTATTTTGAGCCTACAAAGGGTTGGAGCAGTGGACCTACTGCATTATATAAAGCCTGTTTAGATGGTATGCAAACAATCTATATGCTAGGGTTTGATTATATAGGATTAAACGGTGGTAAAAAAGTAAACAATATATATGCTGGTACTCCTAATTATAAAGGAGCACATGAACCAGCAACATACTACGGAAACTGGCTAAGACAAACAGAAACTATCATAAGAGAACACTGCGATACAGAATTTGTGCGGGTAACTACAACTGAAGATTATCAACCTAATAACTTAAATCACTTTAAAAACTATAAAACTATCAGTTATAAGGAGTTAATTAAGCAGTTTGATAAGTAAATATACACAAAAACCATGATTTTACCACCATTTGGACCGGTAAAACTGGTTTTTTTGTAAATAGTATTGACAGCCTTGCCAAATTAACATATAAAGGAGAACAAAGATGTCTGATAAAAGTAAATTTGAACAATTATTAGACCTTCTAGTTAACGAAGAAAAGGAAAAAGCCGAAGGCCTATTCCATGATATCGTTGTAGAAAAGTCTAAAGAGATCTATCAAGGTTTGATAGAATCTGATGAAGCAGAAGACAAAGAAGTCGATGAAGCAACTTCTAAAGAAGAAGATAAAGAAGTTGATGAAACTGCAAAAGAAGATAAAAAAGAAGAAGACAAAGTAGAAGAAGCAACTGACGAAGAAAAAGAAGAAGAAACTACTGAGTCTTTAGACGATGAATCAATCGAAGAAATTGGTGGTGATCCTGCTGATGACATGATCGATGATGTTACTGCTGACGCTGATGGCGAAGAAGGTGACAAAGATTTTGATGATGACGGCAAAATGGACGATCACGAAGAAGACCATGAAGATTTAGAGTCCAAAGTTGTTGACTTACAAGATGCTTTAGATGATCTAAAAGCAGAATTTGAAGCAATGATGGGCGACAAAGGTGAAGAAGGCGATAAAGAAGAAGAGCCTATGGAACCTGAAATGGATTCAGACGCCGAAGAGGCAGTTGATGTACTTCCTACTGAAGAGTCAACTGAAGACGAAGCAACAGACAAAACCGCTGGCGAAACTATGAGAGAATATGTCGAAAAAGTTTCTGCTCCGTCGAACAAAGAAGGCGCTGATAACTCAGCCAGTCCAGTAGCATCGAAAGGTGGCGCTGATTCTGGTGCTGACGGCAAGAATATTGCTCAAAGCAAAGAGGAAAAGGGCGGTACTGCACCAAAGGCACAAGACATGGGTAAATCTTTCGAGAATGAACCAGGTTCAAAAGCCGGCGACAGTCTAAAACCAGCATCTGTTAAAAAGAGTGCTGAGTAATTAAAGGAGTTTGCTAAATGGCATACTTGCGTGAAAATTTGACGTTTGACCAAGCAAGGGTCACCCTAGAGTCTCAAGGAGAAGGAGATAAAAAAGATCTGTATCTTAAAGGCATCTGTATTCAGGGTGGTGTGAAAAACGCAAATCAGCGAATCTACCCTGTCTCCGAGATAGGCAACGCTGTTAAGACTCTAAAAGATCAAATTTCAGGCGGTTATTCAGTTCTTGGTGAAGTTGATCACCCAGATGATTTAAAAGTCAATTTGGACCGTGTGTCCCACATGATTACTGATTGTTGGATGGACGGTCCTAACGGTTTTGGCAAGATGAAAATTTTGCCGACACCTATGGGTAACCTAGTTAAAACAATGCTGGAAAGCGGAGTTAAACTAGGAGTATCCAGTAGAGGTAGTGGAAATGTTAGCGAATCCAATGGTGAAGTTAGCGATTTTGAAATTATCACAGTTGACGTGGTAGCACAACCTAGTGCTCCAGGGGCGTATCCCACACCAATCTATGAACACTTGATGAATACAAAGGGTGGTTATGGAATGATTAAGATGGCTTCTGAGGTACAGAAAGATACAAGGGCACAAAAGTATCTTAGAGAAGAACTGTTACGGGTCATTAAAGGTCTGTAATATAAACTTAGGAGAAACACGATGAGTGATGTTTTTAACAAACTATTTGAAACTGGGATTATTAGTGAAGAGGTCAAAGACCAAATTGCTGGTGCTTGGGATCAAAAAGTAAAAGAACACCGTGATAGTGTTACTGCTGAACTCCGTGAGGAATTTGCAAATCGCTACGAACATGATAAGACAAATATGATTGAGGCGATTGATCGCATGGTATCCGAGCGTCTAGAAACAGAAATCAAAGAATTTTCAGAAGATAAGAAATCACTTGCGGAAGCAACTGTTGATTATAAAAAGAAAATTTCTGAGCATTCTGATAAGTTACAGGAGTTTGTACTTAGACAACTTTCAAAAGAAGTTGGCGAGTTAAACGAAGACCGTAAAAAAGTCACTGAAAACTTTACTAGACTTGAAGATTTTGTGGTTAAAGCACTAGCAAAAGAAATCAAAGAGTTTGCAGAAGATAAAAAGGATCTTGCAGAAACCAAGGTTAAACTTGTAAAAGAAGCAAAATCCAAGTTCAACGAACTTAAGAGCAAGTTTGTAGAGCGTACTGCGAAAGTGGTTGAAGATGCTGTTAACAATAAGTTAGCGGTTGAAATCAAACAACTCAAAGAAGATATCACGGCTTCAAGAGAAAACCACTTTGGTAGAAAGATATTCGAAGCATTTGCTGGCGAATATGGCAATTCTTACTTAAACGAAAAATCAGAAACTGCGAAGTTAATGAAAGTAGTTGAGAAGAAGGACATAGAACTAGCAGAGGCTAAGAAAAAAATCACAGAGAAGGAAACTATTGTTGAGTCTAAAGACGCTGAAATTAAAGCGGCAGAAGACAAAGCAGAGCGTACACAGGTGATG